GTGAAAGCACAGTATCTACTGTTGGCGAAACCGCCTATTCTGCTTTGATTGGCAAGTTTGTCAATGATGGTAAGCGTCAGATTGAAGATGCTTATTCATGGAATGTCTTATCTCAAACAATTACAGTAACTACTGCTTCTGGCACAAGTTCCTATGCTTTGACAGGTGTTGGTCAGAAGTTTCGTGTTAACGATGCTATCAATACCACAAGTGTTATTACTTTAGATAACACTACTGTTGCGGATATGAACCGAAAGCTCAACTTTGGTACACCTTCACAGTCTATTCCTTCAGAGTTTTGCTTTAGTGGTGTAGATGGCAATGGCGATACAAAGATTGATTTGTTCCCAGTTCCTGATGGCGTATATACATTGAAGTTTGATGTAACTGTCCCACAGGCCAATCTGTCTGCTGATGGCACTTCTGTCAAGGTTCTTGATTATTTGGTTGCCCAAAGTGCTTATTCTCGTGCTTTGATTGAGCGTGGTGAAGATGGTGGAACAAACTCTAATGAGGCTTATGCCTTGTTTAGGGGAATGCTCTCTGATGCTATTGCATTGGAAAGCACTCGTTATCCTGAAGACAACTTTGTGGCGGTCTAATGGCATCAGCACTCCAAAGTTATAGTCTTTCAGCACCAGGCTTTTATGGCCTGAATACTGAAGATTCGCCTCTCGATTTGGGGTCGGGCTTTGCATTAGTCGCAACTAACTGCATCTTGGATCAGTATGGTCGTATTGGTGCTAGAAAAGGTTGGTCAAGGGTTAACTCTTCCTCTGGTGCTTTGGGTGCTAACGATGTTGGCGTGATCCATGAGTTAGTCCAAAACGATGGAACTTTGACTGTTCTGTTTGCTGGAAACAACAAGATATTTAAACTTGGTACTGCTAATGCGGTGACTGAGTTGACCTATGGTGGTGGCGGTTCTGCTCCTACTATTACTGCATCTAACTGGCAATGTGCATCCTTGAATGGCATTGCATACTTCTTCCAAACTGGTCACGATCCTCTCATTTATGACCCTGCCGTAAGTACAACTACTTATCGCAGAGTGTCAGAGAAGTCAGGTTATGTAGCTACAGTTCCTCAAGCTAACATTGCTATTTCAGCATTTGGTCGTTTGTGGGTGGCTAATACATCTACAGACAAAGTAACTGTTACCTTCTCTGATCTGATTGCAGGTCATGTATGGGGTGGTGGCACTTCAGGCTCTTTGGATGTATCCCGTGTGTGGCCTAATGGTGCTGATGAAGTGATGGGCTTGGCAGCTCACAATGATTTCTTGTTTATCTTTGGTAAGAAGCAGATTCTTGTTTACTCTGGTGCTTCTACTCCCGCATCCCTCGTTCTTAGCGACACAGTAGGCTCTATTGGATGTATCGCTAGGGATACCATACAAAGTATTGGTACTGATGTTGTTTTCTTGTCAGACTCAGGTATTCGTTCATTGATGAGAACAATTCAAGAGAAGTCTGCTCCATTGCGAGACCTTTCTAAGAATGTTCGATTTGATTTGGAATCTTCCTTGTCTGGAGAAACATTAGCAAACGTAAAATCTGTTTATTCAGAGAAGAATGCTTTTTATCTGCTTGTTCTGCCAGCTACTTTGCAAGTTTATTGTTTTGATACCAAACAATCTCTGCAAGATGGTGCTTCCCGTGTAACCAAATGGGACAATATTTCGCCAACTGCACTAAGATCGTTGCGTAATGGAGACTTGTACATTGGCAAGAATGGTTACATTGGTAAGTATGGTGGTTATCTTGATGATGCCTCTACTTATCGATTCTTGTACTACACAAACAATGCTGACTTAGGCAACCCTAATCAGATTTCCATTCTGAAGTCTATTACTGCCGTGGTGATTGGTGGCTCTAACCAGTTCCTCACAATCAAGTGGGCTTTTGATTATTCGGGTGCTTATCAGTCAGAGAACGTCTTTATCCCACCTCAAGGCTATTTTGAGTATGGAGTTGGTGAGTATGCAATTGCAGACTACGCAAGCGGTATCCCAATTAAAGCACTAACAAGTAATGCTTCAAGTGCGGGTAAAATCGTACAAACTGGTTACGAGGCCACTATCAATGGCACTCAGTTATCAATTCAGAAAATTGAACTTCAAGCCAAAGAAGGCAAGATAGGATAAATATGAGCAATTATTCAAAATCCACTAACTTTGCAACCAAAGACAATCTTTCACCTGGCAATCCTCTAAAGATTGTTAAGGGTACTGAAATTGATACTGAATTTAACAATATTGCTACTGCTGTTGCGACAAAGACAGATAACTCATCTGCCACCATTACTGGCGGTACGATAAATGGTGCGGTTATCGGTGGAACTACTGCCGCAGCAGGAACATTTACTAACCTTACTGTTAGCACTGCCGCTACGATTGCTTCTGCCGCCATTAGTGCTGGGACGATCAATGGTGTGGTAATTGGTGGTTCATCTGCCCTTGCTATTACTGGCACAAACATTACTGCAAATACAGGCTTTAGTGGCCCATTGACAGGTGCAGTGACAGGTAACGTAACAGGCAACTTAACGGGTGCTGTTACAGGCAACGTCACAGGTAACGTAACTGGCAACCTGACAGGCAATGTTACTGCTGCTTCTGGCACTTCTGTATTTAACAATGTGACCATCTCTGGCTCATTGGACATGGATAGTGGTACATCGGCAACCATTACTGGTTTGGCAAGCCCTACAAACGATTCTGATGCGGCTACCAAAGGTTATGTGGATGCACTAGCCCAAGGTATTGATGCCAAAGCCTCTGTGGTTGCAGCTACCACTGCAAACATCACTTTATCTGGCGCACAAACCATTGATGGCATCTCCATTGTTGCGGGTGATCGGGTCTTGGTTAAAGACCAATCTACTGCTTCTGCTAATGGTATTTACTTGTGTGCAACAGGCTCTTGGACACGCACAACAGATGCTGACACTTATGCTGAGTTGGTGGCGGCTTTCACCTTTGTTGAAAAAGGCACAACTAACGCTGACTCTGGCTTTATCTGCACAATAGATGCAGGTGGGACTTTGGGAAGCACATCTATCACTTGGGCGCAGTTCTCAGGTGCGGGTCAGATTACTGCGGGTGATGGTCTTACAAAGACAGGTAACACTCTCAATGTAGGAACTGCATCTTCTAGTCGTATTGTTGTCAATGGCGACAACATTGATTTGGCTACTTCTGGCATTTCAGCAGGAACATACCAATCTGTAACTTTTGACACTTATGGTCGTGCAACGGCAGGAACGAATCCAACAACGATTGCTGGCTATAACATCACAAATGCTTATACCAAAACTGAAATAGATTCGATTTTTGGTTCGACTACTGCTGCGGCTACTTCTGCTTCTAATGCGGCTACCTCTGCTTCTAATGCGGCAACAAGTGCCTCTAATGCTTCAACAAGCGAGACAAATGCGGCAGCTAGTGCAACATCGGCAGCGGCAAGTTATGACTCTTTTGATGACAGATACCTTGGCCCTAAAGCAACTGCTCCTACTGTTGACAATGATGGAAATGCTCTGTTGACAGGTGCTTTGTACTGGAATACAGCAGTAAGCACTTTGTATGTTTGGACAGGATCGGCTTGGACTCAGGCGGCATTTACTGCCTCTGGCTTTGCTACTTTGACAGGCACAGAAACTCTGACAAACAAGACTCTGACAAGCCCAATCCTGACAACTCCTCAGTTAGGAACTCCATCTAGCGGTACTTTAACTAACGCTACTGGATTACCTTTAACTACTGGTGTAACAGGAACGCTTCCAGTTGCTAATGGTGGTACAGGCACAGCAACTCCTGCGCTTGTTCAAGGAACTAATATTACGATTACTGGCACTTGGCCTAATCAGACAATTGCAGCAGCTAGTGGCTCAACTGCTGACCTACAAACATTTACATCATCAGGTACATGGACTAAACCATCTGGCGTGACATTTGTTCGTGTTTGCGTTTGGGGCGGTGGCGGTGGCGGTGGTTCTGGTAGGTTTGGAACTAGTTCTATTGACAGGTATCAAGGTGGTGGAGGCGGTGGCGGTGCAAGGGCTAGTTTAATATTTGCAGCAGCTTGTTTACCTTCAACTGTCACAGTTACTATTGGTGCTGGCGGTGCTGGTGGTGCTGCTAGGACATCATCAAATACTAACGGCTTAACTGGTAGCGATGGCGGTACATCTATTTTTGGAACTGGTAATGGCTACATTAAAGCCTTTGGCGGTGGTGGTGGTAGGGGTGGTCTATCCACTTATGCTTCAATTGCTGGCGGTGGTGGTGGTGGAACTGGTGGTGTTGGCGCATCTAGTGGCACACAACCATCAGGCGGTTTCCCTAGAACTAACTACACAGGATATTTCAGCACAAATGGCTCAACTAATGGCGGTGTAGGTGGTGGAGGCGGTGCTGGTAGCGGTGCTGGTGGTGTTTGTGCTTGCACGGCAGAAGCTGGCCCTGCTGAATGGGGTGGTGGCGGTGGTGGTACTACATTAGGCTGCTCTCAGCAAGGTACAGATGGAGGCGGTTCTTTATTTGGTGGAACTGGCGGTGGCGGTGGTGCTGGAACTGCTGGTGCTTTCGCTGGTGCTGGCGGTACAAATACATATTCTGTTGGTGGTGGTGCAGCAGCTACTTCTACTGTCGGAACTGCGGGTTCTATTCTTGCTAGTGGGTCAGGCGGTGGCGGTGCTGGTGGCAAACCATCTGGCGGTGTTGGTTATGCTGGCGGTGCTGGCTCAGTTTATGGCGGTGGCGGTGGTGGCGGTGCTGGTGCTAGTACCACAACATCAGGCGCTGGTGGTGCTGGCGGTGGCGGTGGTATTAAAGTTTACTCATGGTGATTTATATGAACAAATATGCACTTATAAACAATCAAAACATTGTTGACAACATTGTGTTGTGGGATGGTGGTGATTCATGGCAGCCTCCAGAGAATATGACTTGTATCAATGTGGAAAGCATTGATTGCAGCATTGGGTGGGTTTATGATGGCTCTGTATTTTCTGAGTCAGAAGTTATTGAAGTAATACCAGAAGTTATTGAAGTAACGCCAGAGCCAACTCCTCCAACAAGAGAAGAATTGCTTGCTCAGTTAAATGCACTATCTGCCCAAATCCAAGCATTAACTTAAAGGCTAACTATGTGCGCTGCTGCTGAAACACCAAAACAAGATGTGGTAGAAGCCAACATCTATTTTCCAACAATCATTTATCAGATTGAAAAGCCTGAGTTTCTTGATGCTGTTGGTAAGGTTGCGGAAGAAGCACTTGTAGAGACTCGCAAAAAACAAGAACTAAATGAGATTTATCCTGTCCACATAACAGGAAACTTGTTTGATAAACCTGAGATTATTCCTTTTCAATACTATGTTGGCGGTACAGCCATGAACTTATTGAATGACCAAGGATATAACCTTGAAGGGTTTGAAACTTACTTTTCAGAAATGTTTTGCCAAGAACACTTTAAACACTCAGCAATGGAGCAACACGTTCATGGTGCTGGCTCACAAGTAGTTGGTTTCTATTTTCTTGAAGCACCAGAGAATTGCTCAAAGGTTGTGTTCCATGACCCAAGAGTAGGCAAGCCAATGATTTCTTGGAATGAGAAAGACATGGCTCAAGCAACATTTGCAAGCAATGCAATTAACTTTACGCCTAAAGCTGGAATGTTGATGTTTACAAATGCTTGGTTGCCACACAGTTTTAGCCGAAATGAATCTGATGCGCCAATCAAATTTATCCATTTCAATATTGGATTGCGTCAGCTTCACAATGTTGCGTTCAATCAATGTATTGCACCAGCAGCGGAGATTGTATGAAGACATACCAAATAAGATTTAACAAAAGCCGTGGTCAAGCTGGGCGTGGTTCAATGGATCACGTTTGGAGAGTCTTTGAAAACGGCAAAGAGTTCTTGTTTAAGAATTTAGATATAACTGTTCCTGTTAAAAGTGAAAAAGATGTTAATGGACAGGACTACAACATTACTTGCCAAGGCTTCTTGACAATTGATAAAGACACATCGACCGCAGTTATTACGGCACATATTAAAGTGCCTGAGTTAGAAACTGCATAAATAAGGAGCAATCATGGCTATAACTAGCGCACAAATTGTAGATTTTCTGCTTGCTAATCCAGGCATGACTGATGCCGAGATCGTCACGGCTATGGAGACCTATGGAGTTTCTCCTGCTCAGATGGCTCAAGCTGTTGGGTTAGATGAGGGTGCAGTTGCGGCTCGTGTAGGCGCAGTTATTCCTCCTAATCAAGCAGTATTGCTTGGTGATACTTATGTCCAAGCGGTTAACCAAGTAATTGGTTCTGGTGAGGATCAGCAGATAGGTGGCTTAGAAAATGTTCTGACTTACAAAGTTGGTGAGAATCAAACTGGTGGTGGTTATAACCAATACACACCTACTGGTGAACTTGAGCGTACTGGTACGCAACAAGAAGTTAAAAGCGGTTTAAAAGAGTTTGCACTTGGTTCTGCCCTATTATTTGGCGGACTAGGTGGTGGGTTTGAGAGTCTATTTGGTGGCGGTGGAGCAGCTACAGGTGCGGCAGGAACTGTTGGCTCTACTGGCTTAACAATGGCTGAGTTGGCTCAACTTGATCTAGCTCTTGGTGGTGCGGGTGGTACTCTTGGTGCTGAAACTTTAGCTGCAGCTTTGACTACTGGTGCGGCTGTGCCAACATTAACCAACTTAACAGGCGGTAGCGGTACAGGCACTATTGGTACTACAGGATTGACTTTATCTGAGTTGACACAACTTGATATGTCTCTTGGTGGCCCTGGTGGAACTTTAGGTGCATTGACACTTGGTGAGCAGCTTAGTGGTTTAGCGGCAGGAACTTTAACTGGTGGATTGATATCTGGTGCAGGAACTGGTGCAGGAACGGGTGTTGCAACTGGAGCAGGAACTGGTGCAGGAACAGGCGCAGGAGTTGGTACGGGCGCAGGCACTGGTGTAGGTACAGGAGTTGGTACAGGAGTCGGCACAGGCGTAGGTACGGGAGTTGGAACGGGAGTTGGAACTGGTGTTGGCACAGGAGTAGGTACTGGTTTAGGAACAGGATTAGTTACTGGTGCAGGAACAACTGTAGGTACTGGTCTTGTTAACACTTTATTAAACAGAACTGGCTCTTTAAATCTTGGAAACCTTTTCTCTGGTGGATTAGGTACTGCGGGTAGTTTGCTTCAGATGCAAGAATCTAGAGAAGCGGCTCAAAGAGCGCAAGCCCGTATTGATGCTGAAACTGCTGCTGCCAAGGCTGCTGCTCAGTTTAGACCTGTTGGCATGACTACTCGCTTTGGTACTTCACAATTCCAAGTCGATCCTGTTACTGGTCAATTGACAAGCGCAGGATACACACTAAGCCCTGAAGCCAAGAATGCTCAAGATCGCTTGGTTAAGTTGGCTGAGTCTGGTCTGCAACAAGCAGAAGGCGCTCAGAAAGCCTTTGAACCATTGCAAACAGGCGCTCAGAGTTTGTTTAAACTTGGTCAAGGTTATCTTGCTGAAAAGCCTGAAGATGTTGCTAAGAACTATTTAGCTTCTCAAATGGCTTTGTTACAACCAGGCAGAGAACTTGAACTTGCTAATCTGCAAAACAGACTCCAACAACAAGGTCGTGGCGGTTTGGCGGTTGCTCAAGGTGGCACTATGGGTGCTACAACACCTGAACTACAGGCTCTGTATAACGCTAGAGCGCAACAAGAGGCTCAATTGGCGGCTAATGCTCAACAGTATGGCCAACAAAATGTCGCATTTGGTGCGGGATTGCTTGGTACTGGCGCACAAACTATGGGTCAATATTATGGTGGTCAACAAGCAGCCTACGCTCCTTATACGACTGCTTTGGGACAAGTACAAGGTTTAGAGGCTTTGGGTCAACAACCTTTGACAACAGGCATCAACTTGGGACAAATTAGTTCTCAAGCAGGTGCAAATGTTGGAAAACTTGGTCTTACTGGCGCACAATTAAGTACAAACTTGGCAACTGGTGCTGACGCTACTAGAAACCTAGCGGCTCAAGGATTGATAGCGGCAGGTAGTCCTAATGCTCAGTTTGGTCAAGCAATTGGTGGACTGTTTGGTGGTGGATTGCAGTCTGCATTTAGTGGAACAGGTTTAGGCTCTTCTGGTTTTGGAACTGGTTTAGCTTATGGTAATCAAGACCTTGGCTTATTCTTGTAAGGAATCATCATGGCAGAAAATATAGTAGCGGGTCTGTTTGGTATGACTCCACAAATGTATCAGGGTCAACAGTACCAACAAGACCTTAAAAGAGGTGCTGAGTTAGCGCAACTTTCACCAGGAGCTGCTGCACAAGCTAATCTAATGGCAAGTGTTGGTCAACTAGGCCGTGGCTTTGCGGGTGCTATGGGCATAGAAGACCCACAATTGAAGATGATTAGTGCTAGAAACACTATTGCTCAACAGATAGATCAAACTGATCCTGAGTCAATCTTAAAAGGTGCTCAGATGTTGGCACAAGCTGGTGACCAACAAGGTGCTTTTGCATTGGCTCAATATGCTCGTCAAGCACAGAGTGAGATCGCTCAAACACAACAAAGACGGGCGGCTGAAACATCATCCTTGGCTACTGCGGCTAAGACTCAACTATCTATTAGGCAAGAAGAGGAATTACGTTCTGAGTTGTCTAAACTTGGCCCTAATGCCACACAAGAACAAATCTTGTCTGTTGTTACTAAGTATGGCCCACCAGATAAAGTAATGGCTGTTTTGCAAAGATCAGCAGACTTAGCGGCTCAAAGAGAAACTACTCTTCAATTAGGACGTGAAAAAATTGAAGCTAAATTAGAGTCTGATTTAAGACAAGCAAAAACTGATTTAGAAAAAGAGCAATTGCGAATTGAATCTAGAAAAGAACTTGCTCAATTGATGGCATCTCTTAAAGGCCCAAGTTCGGCAGTTCTTAAGGCTCAAGAGAAAGCAGAAAAGGTACAAGAAGGCCAACTGGCTTTGGGAGATACAATTTCTACAGCAGAAACCTTGGTCAAAGATTTAGCCAAAATGGGTGGAATAACAAGCACATCAAAAGGCCCTCTTGCAAACTTAGTTACATCTTTGCAAACAGGAACTGTTGGTCAAATGGGTGGTCGTGTATTTGGTACAAAAGAACAAGCAAAACGTGATGAACTAAAAAGCATCCGATTGCAATTGCTAAATGCTGTAAAAGAAGCTACAGGCATGAGTGCTCAACAACTTAACTCTAATGTTGAATTGAAAACATATTTGGATTCTTTAGGTAGCGAAGGTATGACAAAAGAGGCAAACTTAGCAATCTTAGATAATCTATCAAGGCGTTACCTTAAAGGTGAAGCTGCTCAACCTGCAAAAAATAAGTCTGACCCATTGGGTATTCGTTAAGGAGTTTTTATGGCTACGATTGCTGAAATTCGTAAAGAATACCCTCAGTATTCAGACATGACTGATACTCAGTTGGCTGATGCTTTTCATTCAAAATTTTATTCAGACATACCAAAAGACACTTTTTATACGCAACTTGGTATAAAAACAACACCCGTATCAAGCATGGAACTTATGTTTGGTGCTGGTAGCCCTATTGCCAGAACAATTAAAGGTGCGGTAGTAGACCCTGCGTTGGCTGTTAATCAGTTGTTAGCAAGTACGGGTTTGTTTGGTCAAGATATTAAGCGAGGCGCAACCCAACTTGTTAGTGATGTTGAGCAAGCAACCACTGAAGGTCGTGCAAGAGTTGGTAGTAGTGGTTTTGACCCATACCAGACGCTTGGTAATGTTATAAGCCCTGTAAATCGTTTAGTTGGTGTTACACAAGCACCACTTCAAGGTGCAGGTTTAATGGCTAACATAGCCCGATCTGGAAGCACTGGTGCGGCTTTAAGTGCTTTGCAACCAGTAAATGCTCCTGTGGAACAGTTTGCTGAACGTAAATTAGAGCAAATGGCTACGGGTTTTGTTCTTGGCCCTGTTGTTGAAGGTGGCGTAAAGGCTGTTGGAGGTCTTTTAAATACACTAAAAGGACTCACGCCTACTGGTCGTCAGGAGTTCATGCAAAAGCAATTGAATGAACTTGCTGGGCCTGATCGAACAAAAGTAATTGAAGCATTGCGTGATGCTAAAGAATTAGTAAGTGGTTCTCGACCAACTGCGGCACAAGCAATTTCTGATATTCCTTCAGCAGTTGAACTTGCGGC